AACATCTCCACCAGGAACATCTCCACCAGGAACATCTCCACCAGGAACATCTCCACCAGGAACATCTCCACCAGGACCATCTCCACCACCATCCGGAGGACCATCGCCATCTCCATCACCATCCGGATCAATCGCATGTTCTTCTTGTCCAAATAAGTCACATTATGGTAGTTTGGGTTGTTGGATCTATAATTGTGATCAAAAATGTACAACGGATGATCCAGATGATGAAGAACAGTGTTCGGATGATTCACTCAACTATTTCGGTATAGGGGTTATTATGGCTGTGATAATATGTTTTTTCATATTTGTTGCTCTCATTATGAACAGTGGAGGAGATAGTGGTGGATATATACGAAGAGGAAATAGTCGTTCTTTGTTACCCGAGTTTTATAAAATGGAAGGGGCTGTAGATGTTCTTAGTCACCAAAGCGGGAAATAAATTTCTATATAATCTATTTATTAAACAAACTTAAAGATATATCTTGCTTTATTATTAATATACAATAATGGATATGAAGGAGTATCTAAGAGACAAATTAAATGAATTACCTTGCGATCAAGCAATATTCTCTGATAAGATTTATAGGAAGATTAATAATACAGACAATACTTATTCTGTTTATAGATTAGATTTCAAAAATAATGGTTTTGTTTGGGAAAAAATATATAACTTTGTGTTACCCGAAGGACATGAATGTATCCCATTTGATAATTTAGTTTTCCACAAGGGTGCTAACCGTGTTGGACTACTAGATTCAAATAGTTGTATTACAATCTATATGTGTCCTACAGATGGAATAGCGACAAAAGAAATGATTTATAAGGGAGATAATTTACTCATATGGAACATGTTTAATCAGAATATAGAACTTGATCCTAGTTTAGATACCGATTCTCTTCTAAATCTACCTACTCATGTAGATTTAATTCAAGAGTCACAAAATTATTCCGAAGAATGTCAGAGTGGCAATTATGATAACTATGATTTTTTAATTGATTTTGAACCACTTAATGGTTGGGATAACTTGCTTGAACGTAGTTCGGATATTGGTGATAATATCTCAGATAATATCCAGGATAATGATTTAGAAAATGATGAAGATATACCTGATAATTTTAATTATCCAGATGATGAAGATTATTCTGATAATATTAAAGATAATGTTAAAGATAATGTTACTGAATCGGATGAAGTAGATGAAGAATATAGAATTGATCCTTATGATGGAGAACTATATTCAAAGAGTGAATTTTTAGAATATTATGGTGGAGAAACTGAGTGGAATCATCAGAGTCCAAAGAATCTTCTACTTAGAGAAGAATATTATAAATTTACAAGCATATTTGGTCACTTAAGTGATAAAAAGTTTATTTATTTATTTAAGAAGTATGAAAAGACTTTTAGCCAATAAATCTATAATGTCCAACCACCACCAACAAATACCTTCACACCTAAGTCACGTGGTTTAGACGAACCATGACAAGTTAAGATAAAATCAATTAATTTAGGTTTACTCCAACTACTTTCAGTATATTTAAATGTTCCTGGTTCTCTTTCTATCATTTGATTTAATAATTCTCTTAACTCATTTGCATTCATTTTTTCAATTTCAGATTCAGTTTTATATTCATAATCTGTTTTAGTATTTTTATATTTCTTCTTACCTTGACATACTAATGCTATTTTAACTAATTCACTTTTTTTCATGTTTTTTAATTCTCCGAAATTATAAGAACCCTTTTCTCTTTCTGCTATTTTCTGAACGATTGATTTTAATCCACCTTTACCCCCAACATGTTCACTTAGTAGCTCTTCTGTAAATTCATCGCTTTTATACTCTACTTTATCTTTTTTAGGTTTTGGTTTGGGTTTTATAGTCTCTTTCTCACTTTTTTCTTTCATTTCATCATGATATGCTTGAACTTTTTCATCCATATCTATAATTTTATCATCAACAACTTTAACTTTTCCAATTGGCTCCATGTAACTATCATATAAAGTATCTCCACTATAGAAATACTCAACACCATCATGAATAATTTCTATAAAATCATCTTCATCAGATGATTCTGTTTCTTCTAAAATATCATCTTCATCTTCAAATAAATCATCTCCTTCATCATCGCCTCCATCACCGCCTTCATCATCGCTTTCATCCTCATCATCTTCTTCAGATTCACTAACAACTTGAGGTTCTGGTTCAGCTGGCCCTTGATCTTCTTCTATATCAGAAGCATCCTCAGCACTATCATCACCAAAAAAAGATCGTTTTTTATTCCAACCCTCCATTCCTTCTTTCCATTCTAATACATTATTGATTCCGCAACTATACAAAGCATGGATTAGTTTTTCAGATGCGTCACACTTACTATGAGCGCAATATGTTATAATTGGAATATCATATAATTCTATCTTCTTATCATTTACTAATTCTTCTAGTTTAGGATATTTTTTCAAAGATGATTTTAAGAATTTTAATACTCTTCTTTCAACACTTTTAGTTGTTAATTTATCCAATTCTTTCACGGGTAAATTAACTGAATTGGGTATTCTTTCTTTAGCGAAATACTCTGTCGGTAATGCATTGATTACCATAGTATCTTTCATTTTAATTCTTTCATCGAGATTATCTATTGAAATAGTACATATTACTCTTATTGTCTTTAATGGTCTCCATACTTTATTATCATCTTCTAGTATATAATGAACATGTCTTGGGTGAGTTTTTTTACCTTCTTTATATGGCTGTGGTGTGTTAAAAACTAAAGTAACATCGCCCTCATCATCGCATTTCTTAAGTCCATGATTTTCATATTCACCATAAGCACTTCCAGGTGGTAAGATTTCATGGATATTGGTGCTTTCATTCGTTGCCCAATAATAAATATGTTTATTAGAATGTTCTTCTCCTAATGTTAATTGTAAATTCAGAGGGTTCTCACCTAATTCCGGTTCTAACTCTTTAAGTTCTTCATTTTTTAAACTGTAATTTTCATCACAAGATACCATTTTGGGGTAAGGTGAATAATTATCACGTTTCTTAGACCAATATTCTATCTTTTCACTATCCAATTCTTCTGCTAAAAAACAAAAATTACATTTCTCAATGGTACTATCTTTACTCATTATAAATTACTCATAGATATTTTTTAAAAAGTTTTATCCGTGATTAAAATATCTTGTCCGAAACCTTGTATAAAGTCCTTAGATTATTTAGTATCTCATCCATACATTCAAGGATATATGTTGTTGTGCTCTGAATCTTTACAACTTCATCCGCATGAGAAAGCTTATGTCCCTTATTCATTGAAACAATGAATACGATTTTATCTTCTAAAGGATGAGGTTTCTTATATCCGATTAGATTAATGATTGAAGTATCACTTACAGAATACCTCATCATGTGACTCTGAATTAAGTTACCTAACGTATGAGATTCATTTTCTACTTCATACCGATAAATGTATTCTTTTTCTTGTTCAACAGATACTCTTGATGGTTCTTCTTTTAAGAGACCTATGAATTCCAATTTTAAATATTCACACTTTTGAATAAGTATATCAATACTTATCTTGAATAAAGCATCAGCGGATAAATAATGATTACTCTTAATTGCGAAATTATAAGAATTTGCTTCACCAGTATCATCCCTATAAAAGTATCTCTCACTCTCACTTAACCTGAATTTCTTTTCATAAACCTCTCTTTCCTCTGTAGGAATTTCTTCTCTAGATATTTTTTCTTTTAATACTTCATTCACCATTTTCTCATCTATCTTAAACGAATAGGTTGCTTGTGAAACACCTTGAAACTTAGCATCTTGGTGACCAAAGCCAACAGATGGCGAACCATAAAATTGAATCTCTTGATAGGTATCTTCTGTATTTGTTGTTTTTAATTCGGTGATTAAACAATAGTGTGTGTTTCCTCTAAATTTAAATGGTCTGTAAATTTTATCCTTTTCCTTTTGAGACAAAGGCTTCTCTAAATCATAATTTTCAATATCGGTGGCACTTAATTGTTCTTTTAAAAGCTTTTCATCATCTGGAGACATATCATATGATTCGTCAAAATAACGATTAATACGCTCTTGAAATCCGGATTTTAAGGGATAAATTTCAACATCGTTCATTGTGACAAACTTAAATGGTTCTACAGAATCATGCTTAACCTTACACATGAATAGATGATTTCGCATGTAGTTGACAGGATTAATATACAGAGGCATCAAAGCGATTCGATGAAGTAACATTTCATTGTGTAAAGAAGAATTATTCACTGTCATGACTAAGTCGTTACTTTCACCATGTTCAGATAAGTTAAAACCCACCGTCGGAATATCAGTAAGTAATATACGCCTAATAGCATTTGCTAATGATTTATCAAATCCATATTTGTCATCTCCAGATAATACAAATCTTAATTCACCTTCAACATTTTCGACATCAGTTATTTTAGGTTGAAACTTTTTGAGTTCGTCTGTCATAGTTATATATATTTTATACTAAGATAATATTTTTAAATAAAATCAAATTTTTTAAAATAAATAAGTTTAATCATTTAAAAATTAGTATTTTTAAGTTAATAAATAATGTCAGAGAGAGTTTTATTTATTAGCGGTCGTTGTGACCATTGTAAAAAAATATTATTAGGAATTCAACAACATCCTTTTTTGAAACCATTATTTCAAGTGGTGAATGTAGATGTTCAATCATATCCTAATTATGTTAAGTCGGTTCCATCTATCTTGATAAATAATCAAGTTATTAGTGGGCAGACAGTTTTTGAATATTTTGGAAAATTAGTGGAAGGTAAAAAAGAACAAGAAGCGAGACTACAAGCTGACCAACCATCAGAAAAAGATCAAGGTCAGTGTAGAATCAATGAAGAAGGAGAATTAGAAGGATATTGTGGTGTCAGTGGATTAGGTGGTTCTGGTGTAGAATATAGTATTATTAGCGAAGAAAATGACGATTATACTAAGAGAACATATAAAATAGAAAGTAGTTATGATTTCCTAGATGGTGCTTCAGATGATATTCATGGTCAAGTGAAATCAATGGAAGCTCAAGATGCTAGATTAAGTGAAAAAAGGAAAGCTTTTGATGATGATTTAGAAAGAATGCAAAGAGAAAGGGGGGAGATGATGGGAAATCAAATGGGACCAGGTGGTGGAATGAGACCACCTATGGGTCAAGGACCTGGCATGGGTCAAGGCCCACCCATGGGTCAAGGACCAGGTATGGGTCAAGGACATGGCATGGGTCAAGGCATGATGAGATAAAAATATTATATAATATATAATTTTGATGGAAGATTATAAGCAGGTGATCGAAAGAATGATCACTGGATATGATAAGCAATTTACTGAAATATGGAGAAATAATCCCAATGTATATTTTCAACCTGATGCAACTATACCAGAACTATGGGAATTATTACAACAATTACATGGAAATATAGTTGTAAATAAATTAATCACTGATTGGCGGAGTGTTGAAGAGTGGCCTGAATCACAAGAATATTATATAGTTTATTCAATAGTAAATTTACTATTTAATGGGGTTGATAGTTTTATGCCTGAAGGAATAATAGAATATAATGGAACAAGTCTTTAGTAAACCGGGTACAAAGAGAAAATTATTACATAATATGTATTGGAGGACATGGAACAGTCTGAAATTATTAAATAATGCTATCAGAGATGGAAGAAGAGAAATAAAAGACATGAAAAATGAATCATTCAATAAACTAACCAAAGGTTTGTATGGTACAGATGATTACATATATTTATTTAGTGGTGTAAGAGATACGGTTTTTCCTAATAATGAATTAATGGATTTTATAGATGTTAGAAGAAGAAAAAGTTTCCCTTTAAGATCATGGACAGTTGACTTGAGAGTTGCAATACATTTTTCAGCATCAAGTGACTCTGAAGCACGAAATATTCCAAAACTTTCAGATAAACCATTCAGATTAATATTTATAACCAAAGTATCTAAATTATGCTATGTTTCTCCACCACATAGTTGGGAAGCAGAAGTGTTAATTCCAAGCAGTAATTATTCATATGCGGGTCATTTTGAAGTAGATATTCCTTATTATACTCCAAAAAAAGAATCTACAACTGGAAGATATTATTATGATGAAGAAACTTTGCCTCTTAAGAAGTATGTATTTGTAATTATAGATAGAATTGACGATATTAATTTCAGGAACATGAATGCTCTAGAATACAACAAATATATAGACAGAATATATGATAGATTTATTAAGCCTTTAGTAGATGAAGAAGAAATAGAAAAGAGAAAACGCGACGAAGAATCAGATGAGTTAGATGATTTTGATTTTGATGAAGAAGATGAAGAAGAAGTAATTGATGATTATAATAGACGTCGTTCTGGAAAGATGCCCAGATGGACGGGTGAGGGAGGTGGAAGATATACAAAAAAGAAAAAATCTAAAAGAAAGAAAAAATCAAAAAGAAGTAAACCTAAACGCCGTAAATCCAAAAGGAATAAACCTAAAAGAAATAAATCAAAAAAGAAAAGAAAATCCCAGATGCGTTAAACTACTTAAAATAATTAAATACTTTTATTAAATATAAATGGTATCAGAAGTAGAATCTAAACTATTTAGTCTTTTTAGTGATTTTATCAGAGATTTATCTAAAACATTCCCTGAAATAAAGAATAGCTTATATCGCAACTACGAAACATGTTTGACTGATACGGAAGGAAAATGTTTAGATGATTTTCCAAAACTAACTAAATTTTTAGAATTAATTGGAGAACATGAAAAAATGATTACAGATAAGAATTTAGAATTTTTTGATTTAGAAGTAGAATTCCTTGAAGAAATTTCATTTAAGAGATTATGGGAAAAGAATATTACAAATAAGACTAGAGAAAGTATTTGGAAATATTTTCAGACTTTTCAGTTGATTAACATGAATTTAAAATCGAGTCAAGAGTTGAAAGATGTTTTGGGTGAATTGGGAACAGATAAAGAAGTTTCTATTGATAAGAAGACAGCTAAAGATCTTAAGCGTATGAAGAAGCTAACAGAAAATGTTAAATCTAATGTACCAGGTGAATCTGAATTAGATGACATGTTGAGTGGTCTAATGGGTGGTGGTATTGGTGATATCGCGAAAGAAGTAGCAAAGGATTTAGATATTGAAAACATGTTTGGTGATGTAGATGAAAATAGTAATCCAATGGAATTAATGGCTCAGTTGATGAATCCAGAAAAGATGGGATCTATTTTTAATAATATTAATTCTGTGATGGAAAAGAAGATGGAATCGGGTGAATTAACACAAGATTCTTTAAAGACTGAAGCAGAGGGAATGATGGGAAAAATGGGTGATAATCCTATGTTTAAGAATATGATGCAGGGCATGCAGCAAGGCATGTCGGGGCAGCAAGGCATGTCGGGGCAGCAAGGCATGTCGGGTGAGCAAGAAACATCAGATGATCAACCAGTTCAATCAGATGGAAAAAACGAAACAAAAGAAACAGATGGTCCTGTATTAGAAGAGATCATTGAACCAGCTAAAAAAGAGTTAACTAGAGAAGAAAAACAGAAACGTTTAAGAGAAAAGATTAAAGAAAAAAGAGAAAACAGGTAAATTTTAAATAATTTATTTTTAAATATTATAGTATAATATGATTAAGACACCCTTTTGGTATAATGATATATCTATTCTTTACAATAAGGATTCAATCACTGAAATATTTCCTTCTAAAAGATTTGATATATTAAGAAAGTTAAATGCGATAGTTAGATTATCTATTTTTTATACTCTGATCATGTTTTTTATGAAAAGGGACCAAAAATATTTAGTGATACCTGTTATTGTAATGGGTATAACATGGTTAATTTGGTATAAACAAGAAGATATTCATGTAGACTCTATAATAAAAGATTCTATGAGTGATAAAATAGAAGACTTAGTTAAAATAAATGATTTAAGTACCGAATGTCGTGTTCCGAATAAAGATAATCCATTTATGAATCCAACACTTACTGACTACGGAAGTAATTTACAGCCTCCACCTAAATCTTGTCCTAGTTATAATAACAAGGGTGTTCAAAGACGCGTAGAAGAGTTATTTAATGAAGATTTATATAGAGATGTAACTGATGTATTTGGTAAAAATAATAGTCAAAGACAATTTTATACTGTTCCCGGAAATCAAGTTCCTAATGACCAAGGTGCTTTTGCTCAATGGTGTTATGGAACTCCCCCAACATGCAAGGAAGGGAATCAAATGGCATGTTTGACTGGTATGGGGAGATCAGGCGGAACAAAAAGTAGAGGTTAATTTTTAATTGAATTTTTTTTTATTTCTAATGAATATATAAATGACAGAAGTATTAGGAAATGATGGATACAATGGTTACGTAGCAGGTAACTTACAACCTTCATTGCAAGATTGTAGTAATGCTGATACATCTCATAAAGACAATTTTAATTTATTTAAGAAAGCTAGTATTAGATCTGATCAGTTAACTGTAGATCTAGATGTGATGCAATCTCAGGGTCCGGGTTATTATACTTTAGATAATCAATATGGTTGCGAGTGTGGTCTAAAAGAAGCACAAAGTATCCAGACATCACAGCCGGGTATTCATTTAAAAGGTGGTTTTGGTTGGATCGCAGAAAAGGGTTGCTTGGTTGATAATGATTCCAGTCTAAGACAGAATGATGATAAATTAACAAACAAAAGGGTTATTAATCAGGTTTTCGAGCGTCTATCCGCGACGACTCCGAATTACAGTAAGGGATATTATGATGTGGACACTGAATCCATTATCAGACCAGGTGACTCTGCCAGTGATCAAAAACCGTGTATCGCTAGTAGCGAAATTACATATGGTAATTATTTCTTACCCATGATACCTAAATTAAAAGAAGAAGTTCAAGATAATAAACATATTATTCCAGAAGATTCTAAAATGGACTGGGTAAGAGGTGGTTTACCTACAAGACAGATGATAAGAAATGCGGATTATTTAAGAAGATGCCAAGAAAAGACTTTTGAGCCAAGTGCTTAAATTAAATCTTAAATATTAATTTTTTTTATAATATTCATAATATAGTATGAATACTTTAGATAGTGGTGGAATTTCAATAGGAAATACAAATCAATATTCTTCAATGCCTGGACAATATCAGTTAAATCAAGTTCGCAATAAGATAAGTTATCCATGGGCACCCACAATGATCCTACAACATAATGGTGGTTCACTAATTGATGAAAATTTTTTTGATGTAGATTCGGAACTAAAAAATATTACACGTAAGTTAAGTAATAATCCATATGAGAAGTATATACCTAGTCCAGAGAGTGCTGAAGTTAAGATGATTAATTTTCAAGATGGAGGATATCATCAGATTAGTAGTCGTCTAACAAATAATGCATTTGAATTAAAGGGTGTAGGTATTAATCGCTGGGAACCATTATTTTTTGATCCACAAAAGAATGCCGTAGAACCATTCCGGAGGATTGGTGATGATACTGTACTACATACTTTAGATACGCATGTAGAAGAATGTGGTAATATATAAATATTTTATTTAAAATTTGATTTAAATCTTTAATAATCTATTATAATATAAATAATAATGGACGAAGAAGATATTAACTACAATGAAGCAGATGAATATGATACAACAGAAGTTGTTGTCGAATCTGGTGTAGATGAAGATATTAATTCTGTTATGAAAGGTTATAAATCTAAACTAAAATCTTATAAAACAAGTCCATCATTGACAAAATATGAAAGATGTAAAGTGATTTCAGAAAGAGCTAACCAAATTAATCATGGTAGTCATATATTTATACAAAATCCCGAAAGGTTTAACAATGCATATGATATTGCGGTTCAAGAGTTAAACGAAAAACTTATTCCATTCATAATTAAAAGACCTTATGGAAATGGTTTTGAATATTGGAAATTAAATGACTTATTATAAAAAAAAAATATTATAAGTATTATAAATGGATTTAGTAGATCAGGGTATTAATTATGTGAAGAAGATATGTCAGGATGATGAAGTTTGTGTTATGCTTGTTTTTGTTTTAGTTGGATTTATGCTTTGTTATCTCTTTAAGAATCAAATAAGTGGTTATATGAATTTTGCTACAGTTGATCATGAATTTGCTCCTCTAATTGGGCCACCAGTCGTTAAAAAGGCGCCTCCGGATCAGAAACCACAACCACAAGGTCAAGAAATCCCAGTTGATAAAGTCAGAAATAGACCAAAGATGAAACGAAAACAAATGAATCAGATGAAGCCACAGGGGCCAATTGGAATCGAATTAAAACCAAGGAAACCAGATCCTACTCCTTCTACGGAAAGACAGTTAGGTGTCATGGCCGCAAAACCACCTGTTAGGAGAGATGGTGTTCAACAAGGTGCTGGATTGATGGTCCAAGACGCTACTATTTTCAAGCCTTTTGATGAAGTATGGAATCCTGGATTCATGCCTTTAGATATGGTTTTTAAGGGTGTTCCTTCCAAGATGGCCACTGATAGACCCATGCCCCCCACACAACCAACTCCTCAAGTAAAGCCTATCAGACAACCCAAGCCTCAAGCAGCACCAGCCGGTTCTGGGGAAGTTAGTCTTGTATTAGTTTATGCTCCTTGGTGTGGCCATTCTAAGAAGATGCTCCCTGATTATGAAAGAGTAAAAGCTGAATTTGATGGTAAAACTATTAATGGTAAAAAGGTCAATATTATCATGTATAATTCAGATGTGGATAAAGATAAAGTTAAAGAATATGATGTTAAGGGATTTCCATCTCTGTTTTTTGAAAGTAATGGAAAAAGAGAATCTTTCCCGCATAGAGAATATGATAAGATTAAAGCATTCTTAGAGGGTTCTCCCATGCCTTCGGTCGCTCCTCCACCAACCAAACCCCGGCCAAAAGCAGCACCAGCTGGTTCTGGAGAAGTTAATCTTGTATTAGTTTATGCCCCTTGGTGTGGCTATTCTAAGAAGATGCTCCCTGATTATGAAAAGATAAAAGCTGAATTTGATGGTAAAACAATTAATGGTAAAAAGATAAATATTATCATGTATAATTCAGATGTGGATAAAGATAAAGTTAAAGAATATCAGGTTGAGGGTTTTCCAACGCTTTTCTTAGAACGCAATGGAAATAGAGAACCTTTCCCTCATAGAGAATATGATAAAATTAAATCCGCACTTGAAAGTCTTTAAGACCAACTTTTAGTGATTTGATATTTAGATGTATTTTGTTGAAGATTATTACCATCTTCTCTTAATTTTTCTTCATTTGTTGCAGAATACTGCCAATGTTCTTGACTACATAATCTATAATCATCGTGTGGTTCTGCTTTATACCAGAAAACTTGATCTGTTAATTTATTACTTTTAGCATTATTATGAATAACTAAACATTCATAATTTTCAGTACACTGATCCATAACCTGACAAAACATTTCAAAGTTAGGAAACATACCAGCATAATGTTCGTAAAGTCGTTTTCTATTACTAACATAATTTTCTCTTAAGATAAATACATAATCAATATTTGTTCTTAAATTTGGTGGAATACCTAATGCATATTGCATAGTTATCATGAATAAAATTTTAAAATGACGACCATTCATAAACAAACTTCTAACATTTTTATCTTTAGTCCAACTATTATCATAAAGACAATCATCAAAAACTAAAAATGCTCTAGGATCAACACTTGGATTTTCTTTTACTCTGTCTATCATCATTCTTTGTCTTTTTAGTAATCTTTCTACGATACCAGGTTCATATTCATCATAGATAAATAATTTTGGAACCATCTTACCATAAAAACTATTTGCCGCTTCAGTACCCGATACAACTTGTCCGGCTGGAATACCAGTATGATGAGAAAGTATATCTTTACATAAGTAAGATTTACCTGTATCACGCTTACCGATTAACACCACAACTTTATCATCTTTGATTTCTCTAATATCAAATCTTTTTAATTGTATTTCCATATATAATACAAAGTAGAAAAAATATGTTTATTATAACTTAAGTTTAAAAGATATATTTTTTGTGACTTCAAGTCAATAATGACATATAAAAATCATATAAGATATCACAAATGGCAAGAAAAGGAATACAAAGAATTATTTAATAGTGTTAGAGAACATTTAGAGATGAAATCATTACAGTTTTACATGCCATTTTACTCATTGTATTTTAACATTCATAATAATTCGCGAGCACCCTTGAAGATGGATCTTGAGAGAAATTACTATCTCAAAAACATTAAGGATATTACTAAAAGTAGATATTACAATTCAAACATGTTTTTAGTATCGGATATTTATGATTCATCTAAAAATATAATTGAAGAAAAAGAAATCTTCTGTAAAACAATTCCAATTGTTGATGTCATGCATTGTGTAAATGATAACTATAATTTTATAACGAAGAATAATTATCACTTACCATCTGCTTATAATTACAACACTTTCAAAAAGATTAATGATATGAATAATACGGCTTATATAGATGTATTTTGCAGTTACTTATTTGGTAACTTAACTTATAATAAGATAAATCCATCTTTTGCTTTATATTATGGTTCAATGAATGGAATTGGTAATTATAAATATGATATTAGTGAAGAATATCAAGATATTAAAAATGAAAAATGTTTCAATAAATGTATAGATAAGGGATTTAAATTAGATGTATATATATCTGATTCAGATAGTGATAGTGATAGTGATAGTAATAGTGAATCTGGATCAGAGTCAGATGCGGATACAGATAACGATGATTATATAGCAACTATAAAAGATATACCTTTACAGTTATTGTGTATTGAAAAATTAGAAGGAACTTTAGAAGATCTTATAGATGATAATATTAGAGAAGAATTAATATTGAGTTGTATGTTTCAAATATCATTCGCTTTAACTTACCTTCAAAAGCATTTTGATTTTACTCACAATGATTTACATATTAATAACATCATGTATAGCAACACTGAAACAAAGTATTTATATTATAAATTAAATAATATTTATTACAGAGTACCAACTCATGGAAAGATTTTCAAAATTATTGATTTCGGGAGAGCTATATTTAAATATAAAAATAAAGTTTTTATGAATGATGTATTTTCTAAACTAGGAGAAGCAGGTGGACAGTATTCGTATCCATCACAAGTCGATTTCTTATGCGAAGAAAAAGAAGAAGAAATAAAACCAAATCCACATTTTGATTTATGTAGATTGAGTATGACTATTTTAGAAGAAATAGATCCAAATGCTTACTCGGATAGTATTATAGATTTTTTAATACACATGTGTGATGATAATCGTGGTGAAAATTTCTGTAATATGAGAGATGATTTTAAATTATATATGGATATTGGAAAATATGCTTGTAATTCATTGCCAAGAGAAATAATTTTACATAATATTTTTAAAAATTACCGAGTTAAAAAGAGTTTATTTCCTAGGAAATCGTATTATACACTATAAATTATACTAAGTACTATAAAAGACTATTGTGTATCTTTCACCTTTATATGGAGCTGTTTCATGTGGATATTTAGAACCATTAAAACTATAAAATTTATCTTTAATATCATTTTTTACTGGATTTTTTTCATTTTCATCAAAAACAATTAATTCTCCTCCGGTGTAATCTCCTAAACCCACAATATATGAAACGCCTACATTTTTCGCATCTCTATGCCTAGCCGCCCTGTTATTTTTATTATACTGAATTGAAGTAAATTTAAATTTAGGATCTTTTAATCGCATTAATTTTTTTGTTTCATTAAATAATTTTTTATATTTCGGTTCTCTAGTTTTCATAGATAACATTTTACGATATCCGGAACGCGATCCCTTTCCAGCCCATGAAGTAACTATACCTAATACAAAACCTTCATAACCACCTTTTTCACTCTTTTCAACTTGGCTTGGTCTTACTACATTAGGTCTCTGTGTGCGAGGCCATTTAAATTCTCTCAATAAAGATAATACTAATTTCTTTTGAGATTCAATTGTCGGTTTTGTCTTCATGCGTGTTTTATTTCTTTTTATTGAACGTGTTTTATTTCTACTTTTCCTTCTAATAGTTCTCATTATAAATATAATATATATTTTATTTTAAAAAGGTGGTTTTCCTCCAGCTAGAGAAGATCCACCAGTTAAATTAATTTGTTCAGGGACAGCTAAACTCTGTGAACTATTATGAAATATAAATAATAAAATTGTAGTTACTATTAGTATAATACAAAATATAGTAATGTATTCATTCTTACGATCTCGTTTATCATGTTTATTATCTGTGAAAGCAGCATATAACCCTGTGCTAATACCCCCAATACCAGTTCCTAATAACAAAGATTGTCCAAACATTATTTAAACTTAAATAGAATATATTATGCTTTTACAAACTTATTATATTTTTTCTACTTCATTTGCATCTTCAAATAATGTAAACATCTTGTTTTCATTTTTTTCAACCTTGATTCCTTTATCTTCAACAATCTGTTTCATGTCATCAAAAAAATTTGCTAACGAAGAAGTTTCATCAATATCATCTTCATTTTGAACCGAAACCATTTCTTTTCTTGGTGATTTTATTTCATCTGTCGCAACCGGTTTTTCTTCTATAGGAAGATCATTATTATCTTCCTTGCTTACAACTTCAACTTTAGGTAATTCTTCATTATTCATTGTAGGATATAAACTATTTAATGTGAATCTTGGTTGGGAAGGAATTTCTGGTTCAGGTTCTGGTTGTAGTTGGGGTTCGGGTTCTGGTTCAGGATGTGATGCTTGTTGTGGTTCTTGTTTATGAGTATTTTGATTTTCAAAAGTAGCAACCTCATCGGATTTTATTACATTTACTTCTTCTTTCACTTCCATGTTTGTCATTAATCTTTTTAATCTTTCTGGATCTACTTCTGGTTCATCAGATTTATTTATATCTACATTGTCATATTTTATCTCTACAACTGGAGTTTGGGTTTCTTCTTCACCTGGTATTTCTACTGGGACGGTAATATCATTTACTACTATATCGGAACATTGAGCATTTACTTGATCTTCTGTCGGATCTTCACTTGATGGAAATAATTCACTTGAATCATTAGATTGATCTTCAGGTAATGTTTGAATCATCTCTTTATCTGATTCTGTTTCTATCTTTTCTACCATATCACTAAGTTTATTCTCTAGTTCAGTAATTTCATCCTCTTCTCTTTCATATACTATATTAGCTCCCTGATTGGTAATTTCGTTGTCTACTTCATTAGGCTCTCCATTAGGCTCTTCATTGGTATCCTCTCCCTCTAATTCTTTTATTATAGTTGGTCCGATGCTATCTTTCTCTGAAATATCATTCTCATTTATTTCATCACTATCATTATCATCCTCTTCTTCTTTAACAACTGTTTCATAAGATACTGAATTAGATTTCAATCCACTTAACTCTTCTCTTAACATTTGTTTAAGAGTTTCTCTTTGATTTAATATATTACTATCATTTTCACTCTCTAAATGTTCTTTTAATATTTCTTTGATAGGTAAAAGTTTTCTTATCGTATTCTCAATACATGTTTTAATTATATTTTCAATTTCTTTATTATTCTTCTGAAATTCATGGCCAGGAACACTTTCATTAAATAAATATGGATTCTTCCAAATCTCTCTTGCTGTATTAATATATGATTTATGAATAAATGTACTACACTTTGGTATAGTCACATTTATCTTGTTAAATGACTGATTTGGACCAATTGATGTCAAAATTTTAGTATGACTAATAAATACAGCAGTGATTAAATCATCTATATAATCACAATTACTATTATTTATAATTCTACTACATTCAGAATTTATTATTTCACTGTTCCATATAGGGACTTTCTCTAAAAGCTCTCTGAATATTAATAAAACAGGTGTTCTCTTATTAGTATATAATATTTTTGATTCATTATAAATACTTTTTACACCATCAAATATATGAGGATATAGTATATCAATCAGCTGAGCTGTATATTCCACCTTAGCTTGAGCAAAAATTGGAGTATTTAATTCTTCCATAATTAATGATATGATTTATTATTTAATCTAAACTTAAACTAATTTAAACTCAGATTAGTAAAAGATATTCTAAAAGCGCAATTATTATGACCATAAATCTCATAATAAAAATCATCTAACATAGTTTCTTCATTGATGTATTTTTGATCTTTAAAATAGTTCGGATGTTTAAATCGATAATCATGTAATGTAGGAAATACTTCTAAAATTACCTCATAGTTCATTGATATAAAATATTCATTTACCTTTTTGATATCTTCTTCTTTTAGTGAATTAATATCAACTTTCCCATTTTCACCATAAAAATATTTTAAACCATCAACGAATATCATAAGTAATTGCTCAAATTCATGTAAATATAAATTTTTTCCAGGTTCATTTAATGGCAACTCTAATTTTACCTCACCTTTCTCTTTTGGTGAATTTGAAAACAAGTAAGTTATAAAATCATCGTGATTTCCTTCTTTATAAATCGTATCACTATTCATTATAAAATTGGATAAAAAATTTATCTATTGTAAACTAATATGATTAATAATTCATTAGTAAAGAAAACAATTTATGGATCTCTGATAATTCAATTTTTAACGACTGCGATAAGTCTTGATGGTTTAAACTATGATTTAACTATTGAAGATAGTATCTTAAAAGATATTCTACTACTAGAGGCCTTTGTTCAATTCATAGAAGCATTCTTTTATATATGGGTTATCTATGCACTAAAAGATTTAAATAAAATGACTAGTCGCAGATACTTTGACTGGTTTATTACAACACCTATCATGCTTATCTCTACAATTATATTTATGGAATACAAGAGGAAAAAAGAAGCACATGAAGATACTTTATATTTTTGGGATTTTATAAAGAATAACAAAAAGAATATTATACTGATTGTAAGTTTAAATTTCCTTATGCTGTTAATGGGTATTTTATCAGAAGTTGGTATAATAGATATGAAATATGGAATATCATTGGGTTTCTTATTTTTTATAGGTTCATTTTATGTTATTTATGAAAATTATGCTAAACACACCGAAAATGGTAAGAAATTATTCGTATTTTTATTTGGAGTCTGGTCACTATATGGTTTCTCAGCACTGCTACCCGTTGTACCTAAAAACACATGTTATAATATTTTAGATATAGTCGCCAAGAATTTCTATGGTCTCTTTATTTATCATTATATTACACAAGTTGGTGCGAGAAAAGGATATATGTTAGGCATGTAAATACTTATAAAAAAGGAATCAAAGAACTATTGGGTTTAATATAAATCATGTTTTCATAAAGATTAACTCTGGTAACTTGATTAATTGTTTCAATTAAAATATCTTTATTATCTTCTTCTGTTAACCAAAGATAAACAGGAGCTACAGGGGATTGTAACGTAAAAACGAAATCTAATAGTCTTTTGATAGTATTATCATTTACAAGGATTAAACTTTTCTGTAAATAGTGATAAGGTTGTTTTCTTAATGACTTAATAAATAATGTCATCTTTATAGCATATTTAAAGGGTATATTTTTCATGTTTCGCGTATCAAAAATGAAAGAAAAATCATCTTTGTTATTGTATAAGGTTAACCAATACACTAAAAACTGATTAAATTCTTCTTCATAATGTATAGATTCACTAAAAGTCACAATTACTATTGGAAAATTATCAATATTGAATTCAGCAAACATTTATTTATCAATAAGATTTTATTAACAGTGTCCGTCACATATATAAATTTTATCATCTGGAGAAGCACTTAATATTTCATCTAGTGTATGAGTATGAATATGAAATTTACACTCATTGCATGTATCAATTAATTGAACAAAATTATTTGCTTTTAATGTATTTAGTAGATTTTCTTTACAATCTTGTATAATATCTTCTATTGTATCAATATAACGAATATCAAGTGTTACTTTATATTCACTAAAAGTAGCAGATGAAAAATAAAAATTTCTAGAATAAGGATTCATTTAATTAATTGTATAAGAATTATTTTATAAATAGAAATAATCTTCCATATTTTTTGGATTTAATGATTGAGTTCCTATTTTTGTAACAGTGCTTGAACATAAACCGGCTACACTATAATTTTCCGTATTATTTTTACAAGTATTGGTATCACTATCAAATTTACATAATGTTATATCATCACTCGTTTTTCTACTTTCGCAAGCTCCCTTACCACCATCCGTATATGTATTACAATCTAATGGATGACAATATTTCCCTTTATCATCTTCTGTTTCATTGTATATACACGGATTTTGACCATTCTTTCCTTCACAATTAGCTTGACAAACTTGAGCATGATTTGATGAACAAATCTCATTACCTTGAATTAAATTTTCCATAACTATGTCATCATCACTAATAACATCACCGATTTTTAAATGTAGATATAAATAATTATCTTGCTTTTTAGTAGTATTTATACTTGGATTATCGCTATTAATAACATATGGATTTAATAATGGGCATTTTTTTAATGGATCTTGTGGATTATCATCTAAATATTCACTTGGATTAGAAGGTGATCCACTGCATTCACTATTATTACATGTCGGTTTTGTACATGTTTGTTCATCAAATGCCCAACTATATGTTTCACACTTTAATGTATCTTTTATATAATTTTTATAATTTTGAGCGTCATCTCTATATTTTTGAACACCATTGTTTGTATATTTAAAATACTTTGCTTTTTTGCTTTCATCTCCATACCATGTATTAACTTTGTTTGATATACCGTCTAAACTGCCATTCTTATCCCAATATCTATGACAATCTAATTTACTAGTTATTTTATCATATCTGCTATCTATTTCAAAATAATTATATTTTGTTGCGGATTCATCTATTCCACTTATACCATATAAATCTGTCATACCAGTACAATCATAAGCATCGCTATCACTCTGCATCGCGCATGCTAAATGATCCTCATAATTTTTATTTAAATGAGATGGATTCGCACACGTTAATATTGAATGTGTATCATTTTCACTATTTGTGCTTAATTCTTGTGTTGAATATGTTAATGTTTTACTACATTTATCTTTAATATCCGATAAATCTGGTTTTAAACAGTCAATATTATTAGTATTATTATTTTTTGATATACATTTATATGGTTGATATATATCTAATGACATAGTTGAATTAAATCCATCAACACTACTTAAATTATGATATGTATATTGAACATCATATGGTTTATCATACCATCTATCTTTATTTACATTGATATTAAACTCATACCTATTTAAACATGCAGCACTAAATGTATTTGGATGAGAGGTTACATATAATCCTAATCCAGGACATATGCGCTGATCTGTATTTTTTACACCATTATTACACCACCAAAATACACCATCTTCATCTCTTGGAAATTTAATAAACCATGATTCCTTTGCATTTAATTCAACGGTAGATTTACTACCTATTTTAGTGGGTTTTCCGTTTATTATTTTATAAAATTCAGCATCATTCTTATCCCATGAACATACATCTACACCACTTTTCGTATAGTTAATATTATATGTTGTATTATCAGTATTTAATGTATAATCACCGCAATGTTCCCTATCATCTGGAGGACTACAAGCCCCTTTTTTACCAGGTAAACAGGGTGGTTTTGTGATATCAATATATACATAAATAGTTTTATCCGATGTATTTTCTACTAGTAAACCTCCAGAAGCATTACTTTTTATAGGATTAAATACAGGTGGTATAGGATCATTAAATTTATTATCTCTTAATTGTAGTAACATATCAGTGGGACCAGGTTTGTATACTTTATTTTTAACTGTTTCATCCGTAAAGCTTGTATTCGCCTTTATTATAGTAGATTGTGTTGAATCTGTATATACACATTTACCATTTCTACATACAGTGCAATTATCATTCCCCGTATTCGCCACAACACAATCAACTCCAGTAGTACATTTACCCGTCGATGATTGGTTACATGTTTTACTTGAATCCGATAAATTTAATACATCTGGATATTCTGGATGATCTATAATTTTAGTTTCAACATTTATAATATTATTATTTTTTACATAATCGCTAATATTATTACCTGCCTCTCCTGTTATACATTTTAATGGTTGTGGTGCTGGTGAAGGTGCTGGTGAAGGTGCTGGTGATGGCGGGGAAATATTTGTACATTTCTGTTCACAATCACTTAAATTATTATATTCACCTAAAGGATGATAAACACACATATTCATATCTTGATGATTTTTAAGACAAGAATAATTACGTGTTGGTGATGGTGATGGTGATGGTGATGGTGATGGTTGATTTCGCGATCTCCTTCTAGCTGATCTTCCGGAACCACCACCCTCTCTCTGTCTATTCACACCTTCTACACACCTACAATTGAGTAAATAACGAACAACAAAGCAACCTAAAAAGAGTAATAATATTAAACTCAACCATTCATCAAAACCATCAAAATTATCAAAATCATAATTAATCATTTTATATTCTATTAATATTATACATTGATAAATAATTCGCCGTTATAAATAACTCTTGGTGGAATATTATCTATTTTATAATTATCATCTATATATAATTGATAAGGATACACTCTCTGAATACAAATATCGGGTAAAATACTATCTAAACCCATGTAATAAAAAGTATCATTTACATTGTATTTTAATTTATAACCCTTTAATGAATCCTTAACTAAGAGTTGTTTTAATGGTGGAAATTCGTCTTGACTAATATATTCATCAATTACATCATCATCGAGAGTATACATTTCTTGATAAACTGAGAACTCTTTTCCTAACCGCTTATTATAAGGATGTTCCTTATCTACATAATTTAATATCATCATGCTGTCAATATAAACATCGCATAATCTTCTACCTTTTTCTCTGATATATCTGATATCAGGTTCTTTTTCCTCGGTTGATAAGTATTCATAGTAAATAAAGAGATTATTTCCTTCATCATTTGAGGCCGATATAACATATACATTCGGTTTAATATGATATAGATATTTTGCTTTTAGCTGAACTATATCTATATTTTCTAGAACCTTTGCTGAAATACCAGGGAAATAAGCAATTTCACCTGATAGTTTATCACTAAATCGGATACATTTATCATTTAATTCTGGATCGTCTCTTGTATGTTGTATACAATCTAAAGAAGATTCTTTTATGACTGAATTAATCTCCAATGAAACTCTGTATTTACGTTCCATAATTTCAAACAGATGATTATCGGCACTTTCTCCTCCAGTATCAACATTGACCCTAATAATACTATCTAAAACTTCTTTAAAATCTTTGTATTCGGGTTTGTTTAGTTCAACTTTAATATTTTCTTCGGTAAATTCAGGTATTAACCAAGTATGATTTTCATCAGCTTTTAATGATTTATATACAGATTCTAAATTATCCCCCCTAGGTAAAGTAGACAAATATAAATATTGTTCAACATTTCTATCTTCTTTAGGTAATTGTGTATGAGATCTCATACGGATTGCGCGACCTAAAACCTGATCAATTCTAACATAGTTCCAAAATGGTTCTAATATATGAACTTGTCTTACACATGTTAATGAAATACCTTCAGCACCTGCGGATGAAATTATCATTATCTGGATATATTCACCATGTTTATTTGTTTCGTCGTTAAAATATTCTTTACTAACACTTCTTTCTTCAGGGCCTTCGGATCCTGTGATGAATGTATATCTTTTACCTTTTTCTTTTTGAGGATCTTTTGTATCAAACTTTTGGTAACCATTACTTTTTAATACTAATTCAAATGCTTCAGATCCTCCATCAGATCTAAAATCACTATAAAATAATATCTTACCGGTTGGTTTGCCATCTTTCATAAATTTATTTATATTATTCATAATTTGAAACATCTTTGGAGATAGATTTTTTAAATCTTTATCAATACCCAATGAATTATCATCTAAGATCTTCTGATATGCTTTTGCTTTCATGTCTTCAATTAATCCTTTATTATCTTCTGTTTTCTTTGTAGTTCTAAAATCATCATCTAAGTATACAATATTACATGATTGTCTTGTTCTCATATGATAGTGAAATGGGGAATCTTCGTCATAACCTCTCATTCGAGCCAATGCATCTATAGATTTTTCTTTTGACCACATCTCCATGTATTTTTCAAATTGAGTTTGACTCATCATACAAGGTACAACATTCAACTTTTGAACTATCTTATGGTTTTCTAAACCGATTGGTAAATATTCAGGATCAACTACTATAGGCATGTCTACAATAGAAGATCTATCTATAGGATAATAAGAAGTTAGCCCCATTAACATTCTCTTCATTAAGATACGTTTTATTTCAGGTATTTCATCTCTACCTTCAAAGAAATATCTCATAAAGTTATCATTATTTGTCATATCAGTTAAAACATCATCTTCAAGAATATCAAATAGTTTCTGTTTTCTATTGAAAACTATATTTAATTCTTTATCATAAATAGTATGCTTTCCTCTTAATAACCCTGATTTAATTCTTGGTGATAAATCATTATAAGTTTCTTTACTTGGCACAATATCTTCTTCATCAAAAATCTCATGTAATCCATCATATATTTCATTGATAAATACATTAAAGTGCTCAAAATCTTCTTTTTTACTTTGAACAGTATATACTACTTCATTTTTATCATTGGGATCCATCAAAGATTCAAAACCAGTTCTCTCCTGAATAAAAGAGATTACAATTTTACCCATTTTCTTCTCAACATAAAACAATTCAATGAGAGATGGATTCTTATAAAATACTTCATTACATCTACGTATTACATCTTCTACATTAAGGTCGCTTTTAATAGTGAAGGTATATATCTTAATTAATCCTTTTAACATGTTATATAATACAGCAATCTCAGAGGGTTTATTAATTACAGGTGTACCAGATAAGAATACTAGTTTCACATTTTCAGCATTGACAATCCATTCATAAAAAACTTTAGAAGGCTTTGATGCCGGATTTAATATTTCCCTTACAAAATTATGAACTTCATCAATCACGACACATTCACCATAAAATGGAGAATCAACATTGAAATTTTTCTTATTGTATTTTAACCTCTTCTCTAAATCTTTAACAATTTTCATGTTGTTTGTAAGAACTTTCTTCTTTTGTTCTTCATCTAATAAATATAAATCTTCATCTTCCTCTGCGTCATCTTTATCATCATCTCCGGTCTTAATATGATCTGTCTTAACTTTAGGAAATGGATTGTAATGAATGAAATTATATTTAGTTTTAATTAGATATTCTAATTCTTTCTTAAGAAACTCTTGTTGTTCTTGTTCTAAGTCTTCATATTTTGTTCCATTCTTATCTGGTATAAAAAATCCTCTAATAGATTTAGCTCTCTTTTCTAATTCTTTATCTTCATATTGCTTCACAGCTCTAACAGTTTCATTTTGAATAATTCTTAAAACTTTTCCATCTAATTTATAACTATCTTTAAAATCATCGTCTATTTCTGATATCTTTACAAAAGACCAGTTGTTATCTATATTTAATTCATCTTTACCCCATCCCATTTTTCCCTTCACTTTATCTCCCATTATTTCACCAATAAAATTAGTCTCTAAAGATGCTGGTAACAATGTATTTATTCTCATTTGGCCTCTAAGTCCCTCCGCTAAAGAAATTGCTGTCGCTGTTTTACCTGTCCCTAATCCATGATATACAAGTAATCCACGATAAGGAGTTTCATAAGATAAATACTGTTGAACAAGAGTTTGATATATCTTAAGAGGTGAATCATGATTTAAATCTTTAATTCTTTCATAAAAAACATTGTTTACCCAATTCACAAAAGCCTTTCTATGTTGAGAAACGGTCTTATTGTCTAAATCTTCTAATTGTATTAATTCGGCACTAGGATCTTCGGGTTCTTCATCGGATATTCCCACATGTTCTCCTTCTTCACCAAGAGTCGGTGACCCCCTTGGTGATTCTGGATTATATGTAGGTCCTTCTTCATATTCTGGAAGTGAGGTAATGGAATCATCTTCTTCCCAACTATTTGAGGCATATCTTGGACTCTTGGGTGAAAAAGTAGAATCATCACTCTGTATCGAACTACCTTGTACTAAAGTGGGATCTTCTTCTGCTTTTTTATCAAATTCTTCTCTTTCTTTCCGGTGTTTTTCTTGTATTCTGTCTATCGCTTCTTTATCATATTTGCGTGTGCGAGTATATATTTCCATATAATATACAATTATATATATTAATTATTCGGATAAAACATGATATTTAATTAATGCTCTCTTAGAAGCATCTTGTTCAGATTTCTTCTTGCTATTGCCATAGCCTGAAACGATATACTCTTCGCCTTTATATAGTTTGCACTCGTATTTATTATTTTCATTCTTTTCTGTTTTATAGGTTGGATATAACTGATAATTATGTTGAAAATACCTTAATATCTGATCTTTGTAGTTGTTATCATATAAGATTGTTTCACTAAAATCAACATACTTTTCGATGACATTGATTATAAATTTTTCAACTAGTTTAAAATCCTTTTTATCTTCATATATTGCACCTAAAAATGCCTCAAAAATATCTTCTAAAATATTTGTGTTTCTTCTTCCTTCACAATTTTCTTCAATATGTTTTGATATTATCATATACTTATCAAATCCTAAACACTTTGATAAATATGCTAATTGCTCACCGCAAACAAATCTTATCTTTAATTTTGTGAGAAATCCTTCATCCATCTTATGATTGTGAAAGTATCTATGATATAGATAATTTGCTATAATGTTTCCTAAGAATGCGTCTCCTACAAACTCTAATGTTTCATATGAAATATCAAATAGTTCTATACAATTGTTATCATTATTAAATTCTTCATAGTCTTTTAATCTAGTATATGATTTATGAACAAATGCTCGCTGATAAAGAGTTAAATTATTACATTTAAAATCATGAATATTAAGTGTTTTCATAATATTCAAGATATCATCTTGTGTTACTAAAATGTTATTATTATTATAAGGATTTGCCTTAAATTTAGTTTCTTCCATCATTTAACTAATATTTGTAATTAAATTTTAAATCAAATTTAAATTAATTATTGGCTTCCGGCTGGACAGCTTTCGCCAATTTCAAGTGGTCTGCGAGGTAGATCCGGACCAATAGTAGTGTTCATCCATGGACTGACATTCACTTGAGGATTCGGTGGCTCCGATCTTAACTGTAGATTAGCATTTCTTAGACTCTGACCAACAGTATTTACACCAACATGATAAGTAGAATCTAACATGTTAACACCCTGGAGAACACCCTCGCCTACAGGTTTCGCAATATTAAATTCCTGAATTGCCTTACTTTCATCAGTAGGTAATAAATCTGCTGGTTTTAGCTTCTGTTGGGGATAGCAGGTAGACGGAGTGCGGCCAAGACCAGTAACAGCTTTTTGAACCTCATTATGACCTAGCTCCTCTGAAGCAGCAATAGTTCCAACGCCACGGCTAGCCATAGAACCAATAGTAGGATCAGCACTCATCATTTCCGGTTTACGTCCAACTACAACTGAACCATTTCCACTAGGCATATTATCTAAACCCTCTAAACCAAACATGTTTAAAATCTTAGTCAAATAACCAGTACACTGTAAAACAATAAGTGCTAATAGAAAAATACAAATATTTTGATTTTTATCACACCAGTCCATTAAATCAAATCCCATTTTTATATATATACAAAATAAAAAAAAAATTAAGAGAAAATACATTAAAAATTACTCAAGCGGTGTTCTAAATCCTTAATAATTTTTTGCTGAGATTCAAATTGTTCTTTTGCCAATCTTAATTCATTGGAAATCTTTTCTTTTTCTTCTTTTCTAAAACCTTGAATGAAATCCGAATCTAACATTAATTCTTTTTCAAGGGACTTTAATTCTGCTTCTTCTTCTTCTTTATCGTTAAATGCATAATTATCTAGAATTGAATACTTATTATTTCCTTCTAAAAATATCTTTATTTGTGAAATATAAATATCACAATAATAATGTTGTTTCAAAAATTTTAATCCTTTTACATGAAGAATTAATACAACTTCTGTATTTTCTTGAATTTTCTCAAAATCAACACATATTTTCTTTTGATCATAAATCTGACACTGAACTTTATCTTTAATCATTGGAACTTTAAATGAAAATCTAGGTTTACTATTCTTCTTTACTGGTTTATTATTGCGTTTATACATGTTATCAATGATTTCCAAAGGTATATTCTTATCAAACCATGATTTGTTATTTTCAAATGTACATTTTACATTCTTTTCATCTAAAGAAAGTAAACTATCATAGAACGAATAATCCATGTTTACCGGTTCTGTTTCTAACAGAGAAGTATTACTATTAATAATATCTTTGAATCCATTTTTACAAGTCATCTTAGGTGTCTGTAAATAAAAAGGTTTGTTATCATAATTCATTGAAGAATAATAAATAACTCCCTGTTTTTCTGGTTTATTATAATTAATTTTCTTAAAATCTAATTCATCATGTCTTAAAATACTCATTATTGTAATATTAGAATAAATATGATTAAACAAAACGCGTTATAAATTATTAGTTAAGAATTAAATCTATAATTTCTTTAACAAATAATTTAAATCTATGAAATAATTATGTTTTTATTTCATAAGATAAAAAAAACATGTATAAGAAAACCAGTAAAAGAATATACAATTAAATCATATGATGAAGGTGAATGTCTTATATGTCTAATGAAATTTCAAAAGGATGAAGTTGTAAGTTTAATTAATTGCAATCATAAATATCATACAAGTTGCCTCTATACATGGTTTGAAAGAAAGAAAACATGTCCTATATGTAATGAATTATTGGATATTGATCTAGACTAAATGAAAAATAATACAAGTATTATTTTCTATACTACGTGAATAACTTTACATTTCCATTTCATATAAAATTTATCATTCATTCGCCAAATCTTATCAACATATAAATCACATTCCATATTTTGAAATTTACGAATATGAAATATATTCACACCAGAACTATATTCAGAATAAATATCTGTTAGGAATTGGTTATACTGAAAAGGCAATTTTACATTTAAATTTGGTTCATACATTTCTTTTTTGTCATATATAATTTGAGAAACAAATCTATCAGCATCTTCACTCGTTAATCCAAGAGTTTTCATAGCATAAAATTCACAACTTTGTATAAATTCAAAAAAATTTTTCATATATGGGTCTTCTTCTAAATCAGTAAATTGTAAACTCATCTGAAAGTTACCATTCCCTTTATTCTGTACACCAAATAAACATTTCATCTTAGGTGTTGTAACATATAACATTGGATTCTTGAGATAATATACTTGTAAATATCCAAAGCAAGGGTGATCCTTATGGGATTCTTTACTTTCGCTATATGTTTTTTCGGATGATTTAGTTACACTCATATCATCGCAATGAAATGACTTAAAATTTAATTTATCTAAACTAAGTTTATCACAAGTAAGATATTTACAATGATTTGACATCTTAATATAAGTATCTTTATTATTTTAAATATTTATCTGTTTACCTTCGGTAATCGACTACACCTTTCCTTCGTGTTTGATTATTCCAGATATTTTGACATGGTATACCCTTTTTAGGATCTAATTCACATTTATCGGGTACAGGTTTATTTGACCCCCATAAAGCAGCTTGTGCATCTTTACTACACTGCTGAAAGTAATTTCCCATATTATTACTCGCTGAAAAGGGATTACATTCTGTTTTATCACCAGTTTTAGTATATTCATTAGAGGATAAAAATTTAGCTTTAGATATATCTTCTACAAATGAAAAATCGGTTAATCTATTCATTTAATAAATTATATTATATTTTATATTTGATTTTTAATGAATTGTTTTAAACCATGTGCTTGTAATCCAAAATGTCGTAATTGTGATATGGGTCTTAGTGGAAACCGTAATATACTATACAAATTTAAAGGATTTGGTAAATATCACGGTATTATACTATGTAATATATGTTTTCAAGGGGTATTCGGATATACTTTAGATGAAACAACCGACTTTAAAAATATAAGTGATGATCCATTAGGGAACAAAATTGTGATATATAAAAGATCTAAAAAATCTTAAAAAGATTAAAATTAACTTAATCTTGAAGAAAAAAACTTACCTTAAAGACTTATTTCATACGAAACCCAATGAATCCATTTTAAATATCAACCTAAAAGAAGGGACGATGTTACATAAGTTTGTGCCCATCATGTTGTATGAATTTATGGACAATTCAAGTCCTAGTTCCAAATTTTCACCATTCACGACAAGCGCGCGGTTGTGATCACCAAATGAATAGAATAAAATATAAAAACACTTAATTGCCTATCCACTGTAAATCTGAAATTATTTTTCGTTTTCAAACGTACTTAATTCATATCTATCTACTCTAGCTTTATAATCATCTATTATGTATTTTTTACATGGTTTAAATAATCGGTTATTACGTTTATTGTATTTTTGTATAAATTGTTTTCTTTCCGGTTCATCTAAATTTTGTTTGTCCGCGAGTTTTTCTAAATAAAGTGTGTTGTTTAATTCAAGTAAATCCTTAAGGAAATCCATAGTTTATAATTTTTAGTGAATACTAAAATCAAATTTATATGGTCTAAGGAAAAAAATATATTTAATACTATAAATGAGTGTCGAACATGTTTTGATGTTTGCTTTAGTCATGTTTGTATTTTATCACTTCATGTGTAGATGTAATCGTGTGGAGGGGTTGTCTGAATGCGATATAAAATTAAAATCCATGTGTGGTTATACTGCTGGATCTGGATCTTGTAAGGATTGCAATGAATGCTTGTTACAAAATTGGAACTATTTTAGTGGAGTTGGCTGTAGTCAAAAAACATTTTATGAGTTTTGTTCGTTACCAGAACAACAACAAGAGAATACATTATCTTTATATAATGATATAGATGGCACGATGATCGGTAAAGATAAGCTTATGGAAATTTTAAGGGAATACACATCTAGTTTAATGAAACATGAGGACAAAAAATTAAAATTAAAATTTGAAATTTTAAATGGACCTGATTCCATGGAAATAAATATTGCTAATTTAGCAAAAGAATACAAAGATAATTCTATTAAGATGTACGGGTCCGCCTCCAATTACCACAACGGCACATTTGAAAAATATAATTTATTTAGTTTAGAATACGGTAATGAAGATAAAGATAGATCCGAATACTTTCTTTTTGAACTCACTGATATACATGGTGAAAATTTGATCACGATTGCCGATAATTCTATAACAACTACTCAATCCGGAAAAATAGGATATCATATAAATTTCAGTTATTACTTATGCTAATTATTATTGATTTTGAGAGAAAAATATATTTAATACTATAAATGAGTGTTGAACATGTTTTGATGTTTGCTTTAGTTATGTTTGTATTTTATCACTTTATGTGTAGATGTAATCGCGTAGAGGGGATTGATAACATTTGTACTGAGAAAATGCACCGATTAATTAATCCCAATAAATGTATTCAAATTGAAGTGCCTAAAAATTTTCAGGATAAAAGTAAAGGTTACAAACTCGGTGAATGCCCTAATGATTATGATAGTATCACTAAATCACTGACATCTTTTCCGAAAAATACATGTCATTACAATGATGAAAGTGGTTCTCTGGCTAAAAGTGACTGTTGTAAAATACAAATATCTCACTCGAGTACAAAGGTATAAATTAGAAACTAAGTGTCTTCATGCCTTCCTCTGCGAATGAATGGGTGTGTGGAAGATATCAAAATCAGTTTGTGTTCTTAATTATTATTGATTTATTGTTGAATACACCCAATACCCTCTTCTTCTTCATTCATTAATTCTTTAACAACTTCTTGTTTATCCTTATAATAATAAGCATGAACTAATTGACCCTCTTTGGGTTTTCTATCTAAATGAATTAATATTTTCTTAAGATATTCTTTTTGTTTTTCACCTAGTGATTCAGGAAATTCAATTTGTAAATCAATAATTAGATTACCAAAATCTTTTTCTGAACCACTATTACCGTCGCCCAATGATTGATTATCATGTTTAATAGGCATTCCTTTATTAAACACCTGAAACATCTGATTTGGTCTTACAATATCTGATATTTTCACCTGTAAAGACCCTTCAAAATGATCAATATACATATCCACGCCGGTCAAAGCCTCTGATAAAGATATTTTTTCAACAACATATAAATCATTATCTTTGCGTTTATATCTCGGATGTTCTAATTCGACGATTTGAATGACTAAATCTTCACAAGCGTCTAGTTGAGGAATATAATTTCCACCTTCTTTCACTACAATATTGTCACCATTTTTACTTCCTCTTTTCACATTGATAACATATTTTGTAGATTTTTTACCTATACCAGAATTACTTTTTACTGAATGTGTAATATTAAATTCTTTTTGAGTGCCATGATATAATTCATCTAAACTACATTCAATATTATATTTCATGCTTGCTTTTATCTGAGAAAAAGGCATTGAAGATAAATCTGAAAATACAAAGATGTTACTATGCATCCCTTCTCCTAAACCAGTAAAATCTACATTAAATAAACTCTGAAATAAATCTAAAGGATTCACTTGAGGCATTTCCCCAGAAACAGCTTCATAACCAAAGTTATCATACATTCTTCTTTTATCCGCATCCATTAATATGTCATACGCCTCAGAAATGTCTCTAAATTTAGATTCAGCATCAGGTGATTTATTTTTATCTGGGTGATATTTAAATGCTAGCTTTTTGTACGCCTTTTTAATTTCATTTTCTGTAGAAGATTTATTTATTTCAAGTATCTTATAAAAATCTTTCATGTTATAATGAATTTATATGAAATATTCTTTCAAATTAAACTAAGTTAATCTGATAATTGATGTTTCTTAATCAATGATTTATCTTTTGTATAAAATGGTTCATAAGATTTAATCCAATCTTGATAGTTTTCATCATATTCTCTTAACCATAGTTTAACAATATTAAATTCTTTCTTAGGTGTAATAGATATTCCATTGATTAAATTAAATTTATCTTTATCCTTTAGTATATCTTCAGTTAAGACACGACTTATTAAATCATTCCACTGATTTAATAACTCATGACTTGGTATCTTATATGAAATACAACATCCCTCTCTATTTTCTGGGTCTTCCCATGTGGGAAAGATATCTTCTCTCATTATAAAAAACATCCCATTTTGTAAATGTATCTTTTGTATACTATCTTGAACACTTTTAATATCATATAAATTCTCAAATGTATATAAATTTTTGTAACTGCTATTCTTCCAACTGGTATCATTAATACTATGATACCATAAACACCAATTGGTATTTAGTTGATAATTATTCATTATCCTCCTTATAATAAGGAGGGTATCTTTAAATAAAATATTATTAATTATTATAATGATTTTATATAATAATTCTATCTTGAAAATAACATTATTTTCAACAATTTATGTAATCGTTTTAATCTTTTTATCACCTATTATTGATCACTTATTCACTTCTTTAGATGAAGATAAGGCTAAAAAGGAAAATAATTTCCAAATATTAATTGAAATTATAACTCATTCCATGGTATTAGTGGTTTTATGGTATTTTTTAGATAAATATTTTAAAGGATATCTTGAGAATTTATTAGATATTAAAATGAAAGATGTAACTGAAACCGCAATGGAAATAATTTCAGGGATTATTTTGGTTGGATTACAAAATAATCTAATACAAAAATTATCGTATATAACGTATGAGCATCCATTTAGATTAATTGATGTTTATGGATAAATATTATCTTAAATTATTGTATATTACAGTAAAATAATTATCACACGTTATCTCAGTTAAAATAGATTTATCTTCGCATTCATAAAAGAAATACCATTCTACAGGTATATACAATACCAAACCTTGAGTAAGATTTATTTTTTGTCCATATTTTTTAATGGTTTCGTTTGATTTCCCTTTAATATCATGAATATGTTTTGGATTAAACAAATAAAGTTTAGATTGACCATAAACTTGATAAATTAAATATAAATTATGTTTACTTTTAGTGAGTGGTATCATGTTTTTGCCCTTAAGCAAGCTTAAATAATATTTTTTATTACAATGAATCTGAGATTGAAATGGGTCATAAATACTATCAAATAATGGTTTTAACCTTAGTGAATCGCATAAAGTATCATTATGGTTCACATATATTTGTGGTTCATCAACAAAAGATTTTAATGAAACATATCTATTTTTATCATGAATTATTAAACCAGGATTATCATTGCTCAATTTCTCAAATGTTAACTGATTATATTCTTCATTTTTGTTCCCTAAATTATGAATCAAAAGGGGTTTTCTCTCTTTAAGCTTTTCGAAAATATCATCTTTATTCGCGCTCTGTAACTGTTCCAGAGTTGCATCTTTATTTGTATTATGAATTTCATAAACATGTTTCCCAATTAAAATAGCTATTGCTAAAAACAACAGATAAAAAATCATAAAACTATATAAAGATTTGTTATAATAATAGAAGTATATTAACGTAATGGCACTCACAGGAACTGTAAGCAGATGGTTTAATCGCAAGGGATATGGTTTTATTAATGTAATGAATTCTGATAGTGAACATGTTGGACAAGATGTTTTTGTTCATCTATCTGGTATTAATGTAAAGAATGATGGATACAAGTGCCTGTATCCAGGTGAATATGTAAGCTTTGATCTTGATCAGAATGAACAAGGACAGCTAGTTTGTGCGAATGTTACCGGTGTAATGGGTGGTCCTCTTCTCGTGGAGCATGAAATGTTCCGGTTCAAGTATTTCCAGAAGAATCGCGGTAATCGCGATGATCGGGTTGAAAGTGGTGAAGGAGAGGAATCTACTCAAACCGAACCCGAACCCGAACCCGAACAGCAAGAACCTGAACCAGAACAATAAAAAATTTGATTTCAAATATTAATTTTCTTTTTAACTAAAAGCTATTCTGTACTATTATGCCACTTCGCAGTGGTAAAGAGTATCGAAAAAAAGATTATCTTAAAGTCTTGTTCCCAAAAGAAACTCAGCCATTCAACATGGTCTTGCTTCCGGAAAAAGGTTTACAATACAAGGTTAACATTGATTTTGACGAATCAAGTAAAGCATGGCGAAAAAATAAAATTCAATTAGGTGAGGGAATGTTTAAATACAAAAGGCCATCAAGGAAAAACTAATCTAATCTTCAATTAAGCATATATCTATTTCATGTAATTCTTTCTTCTTTCTCGGCTTTCGCTTTTCAATTTTCATTTTAGTTCCATCTGTGTGATAAATATGAATCTCATGATTACATTTTTTGTAAAAAGCGATCCGCTTATCACACTGTTTCTTAAAGACACTTAAATTTGGATGAGTATCTATAAAATCAATCACTAACGGATGAAATTTCCTAACATTAGCTTTTTCTCTTAGAATTCTACCAACACTCTGAACTACATCACTTTTTGGTGATGCTAATACAATCGTATTTAATTTTGGTATATCCATCCCTTCACTTGCCATCGAATAAGTTCCCAAGATAATATCTTTTTCTTGTGAATCTCTGAGTTCAGCTGGTTTCATTCCACCAACATATTGTCCCACTACATCATGAGATATATTCTCTTTAATCCATTTTTCAGTTCTATTAAGATATTCACGTCTATCTCCTAGTATTAATATTTTTCTACCAGTCATATATTCTGTTTTAACGATTTCATTGATAAAGTTGTTTCTATGAATACAATCTGAAATATTGTTAATCATGCGTGGCATACACGGTTTTTTATTAAATCCTAATTCTAATTTATTATATACTTTATCTTCTTCGTTTGTATATTCATAAATACGTGTTTCAATGTAATCTTTATTAACTTCACTTTTAGATGAAAATACCATCGGACCAATATACCACTCAAATACCTTCCGCAAACCATCTTTTCTGTCGGGTGTTGCACTTAATCCTAGCATATATTTAGATGCTACTTTTGCCATAGACTTAGAGAATACTTCAGCACCAAGATGATGACATTCATCAAACACTGCTAACCCAAAAGAAGAGAATACGCCTGGATCATATTCCTTTTGAGAAAGACTCTGAACCATCGCAAGTACAATATCCTTGTTTTCAATATCAATTGTATTTTGCTGAATCTTACCAATGCGGGCTTGAGGTAAGAACTGTGTAATTCTGTCTCTCCATTGAGTCATTAAGAAATCTTTATGAACTACAACTATTGTCTTTTTCTTTAACATAGAAATAATATAAAGAGCAAGAACAGTTTTTCCCCCCCCACATTTTAAAGATATTAATCCTCCACCCTTTTCATCACAAGCTTTCTTGTATAATTCAATGATGGGCTCTTGTTCTTTCCTCAATGATCCATTAAATGCTATATCTATATCTTTTCCTTCATCCATTTTAGATTTAGTAGGTTGACCATAATTTTCAAAAGCATAAAATCTCGGTATATAGATACTATTAGGTGATTCCATATATAATGAAAATCGTTTCTCTGAACCATTACCAAAATCACCGACTACAAAAGGATTTACTGTTAAATCCTTTTTTATATCTTTTAATTCTTTTTGAGTTAATTCGCATTTCTTTATTTTATAACCATTACGCGAAAGAGTTGTTTCTACCATGTTATTATTTAACTATATTGATAACATAAGATTTAAATAAATATCAAATTTAATTATTTACATAGTTAAATAAGATATAATTTTCTAACATCCATAACATTTTCTCTACAAATAGGACATTTATTATAATTAATTCTATTTGAAATATTATTATTTTTATCAAAGCATGATCTACAAGTAGTGTGACCACATGGAATAAAGTAACTATCTATTTTATCCGTTATACATATAGGACAGACAGCAGAAGTATTGAGTCCATTAATAGCATGTAATAAACATAAATGTTTATTAATGGTTTTGCGTTTATTAATATATTCTTCTTTAGCTTTTTTTAGGTTATTATTATTGTTTATAGATTCAATATATTCATTAAGTGAATCTATAATAGATTTAATCTTTTCATTTGAATCATATTCTTTATTACATGTTTTAATAAATTGAATACTACAATCTATTTTATCAATATTTTCTTTAGTCTTTTTTAGTTCATCATTATACTTCTTATGATATTCATCTAATTCAACTTGTAACGTTAATAATTCTTGATTCAATGATTTTATCTTAGTAATAATACTATCAATTTCTTCACTTTTAAATTCTTCATCGTCAATGGGTATTATATCTTTGCCATGTAAAATATTCAATAGATTTTCTTTGATTTTAAGTGAATGTTCTAATAAATTATTAGATACTATAACGGGTTCTAAATTAGTCATATTTGTATTCGTATTCGTATCTATACCCATATTCATACCTGGATCTATGATTGAATCCATTATCATAGCACCTTGAAAATCTTGTGAAGCATTACTATACAATGGAGCAAAATTCATTATTTACGATATTAATCTATAATCCTTTAACTAATTTAAATATATATTTATTATAGATGTATCAATATTTATTGTTATTACTATTCATAATTTTAATGATAAAATTAAATACAGGATGTTTAATTCATAAAGAAGGTTATTTAAGTTATTCTGAATTACCTATAGAACCAAATAAAAAGAATTGTCCGCAAATACATGTATATAATTACAATCGTTTAGCGAATAGAGATAAAAGAAAAGCTTTTTTTGGTGAAGAGAATTTATGGGAATCATATCCGGATCAACAAGATTTGAAAGATAAAAAGAGTAATACAAAATCAGCATATCAAATGATACAACCGTTTGGATACACCAAAAATGAATTATTTGACATGACCCGTTTAATTGAAACAGATATTCCATTGCCAACTGATCCAGATTTTTTTAAACATATATAATATATGGATTTTGAAGATTATATTGATTTCAATGTGTTGTTTTTAACAATGTGTATATTAATATTTTACAGATATATTACATCTGATACAAATATCATATTAGAGAGAAGAAATAAAAAATAAAATATAAATTATATTAAATGAATCAAATTATTAAAACTATTCTTTCAATATTATTGGCATTCATTATAGTTCATTTTGCCTTCTCTCTATGTAATGATTATCAGGTTATTTCAGTATAAATACGTTTAAAAAAAATCATTATATTGTATCAAGATACTATAAATGAGTCAAGAAACCCAGATTGGAAACTTGGGTGGTGGGATTAGCGATGAAGATGCGAAGCTAGTTGATAGTATTTTAAATGATATTAATAGTACTGGTCCTCAACCACAACAAGGTCCTCCGCAAACAGGACAACAGCAAGGTCCACCCCAAAGTGGAGGGCAACCAGGTCAGCCTTCACCGGAACAAATTAAAATGATGCAACAACAGCAAATGGCCATGAGACAGCAGCAGATGGCGCAACAGCAGATGGCTCAGCAGATGGCACAGCAACAGCAGATGGCACAGCAACAGCAGATGGCACAGCAACAGCAGATGGCTCAACAGCAACAGATGGAAAAAGAAACAAACATGATTGAGTCTGATAAATCTGAAGATGTTTTAGAAAATATTAAATACGAAGCAAAAAATGTTATGGTTGTTGTTTTCTTAAGCATTTTATTTAATGTTGAACAAGTAGATAATTTATTTAAGGGAATCGGTATGTTTTTATCTGAAGATGGTTCTCTTAACATGCAAGCTGTATTTGTTAAAGCCGTCTTGATTGGAACTATCTTTTACCTAGTTAAGACTTATCTATTGTAAGTAAATATTCTTCTATTTTTTCATTATTCTCTATCTTTTTAAAGCATTTATTGATAGTTACTTCAGAAATCTTACAAACTTCTGAGATATTCTTTTTAGATTTATCTATATTTAATCTTTTACAGTAAAGATAAATACATCCTGAAGCCATGGCGGGTGGTGTATTATCATTGCTTAATCCTAATGTTTCACAAAGAGAGCATAATTTTTTTATATGTTTAATATTCTTTATATCTAATTTATGACAGAATCTCTCTATAAAATCACCGATTGTAATACTTTTATGTGATTGAATACGACTCTTATCAATATTACTCATCCTTATGATTTCAGTAAAATTTTTACATCCTTTAGTCATTATTTTACTATCAATATCAAAACTATGTGCTAATTCGCTTGTTGAACGCGGAACATTACATTCTTTACAAGCATGATATACGCATGCAGCAATGATACCTATTCTATTTTTACCTCTAGAAATTTTAGTTTCAGAAATAGTTCTGTAAAATGATTTAGCTGTATTACCAATAATAGGTGGTAAATTATTAGATTTACATTTAGCATCAATATCGTTAAATACTTTGTAAAGACTTCTTTCCTTATAAGGCATAGAATTCCATTTTTGATACTGGTCTACTTTTTTCATCTTAACATTGTACCCTCTTGTTGCGATAGATGTTCCTAGTGAGGATTCTGGTAAAAGATTATTTGATGGCATACCGCATCTGGTAGGATTACCAGAAGAAGATTTATAATTTCTCCATTCTGGTGAATCAACTATATTATTAATAACATTACTACACGACTTACATATTATTACCCCTTCACTAACACAATAGTTTTCCTCTAATTCACAACATGTTTTAACTCTTTCTTCTGTCACATACATTTCATCGAGTTTTTCAAAGTAAGATTCAAAAGTATCCATAAATCGTTAAAATATTAAAAGTTATTTTTAAGTAATTTTAATATTACAAAATATAATCAAATTTATGTTTATTTGTTATAAATTTTTAATATAAAAATTTAATATGTATGTCAATGAAATATTATCTGGTTTATGGATTGGAGATAGTAATATTTTAAATTCTAAAAAATTCATGGAAGAAAACAGTATTGATATTATACTGAATTGTACTCAGATATTTGATTTTCCAGATTTAGATATTCAGAAAATAAGGCTACCATTTTCCAATGATAAAAATTCTGATACAGATTTAATGCTCCTCAGACAAAACAAAGATAAAATACTATCATTCATTGATAGTAACATTGCTGAAAAGAATATATTAATTGTTTGTTATGATGGGAAAAGTATATCACCATTTTTGGTTGCTCTTTATATTGCGGAATACAGCAAAATTGATAAAAAATCTATCTATAATATCTTATTAACAAAGGATAGTAGTCTTTCATTATGGTTTGATCTGTCATTATTTTATAACATGTAATTAATTCATCTTAGCATATTTGCGACCAAATTTCATCCATAAGAATACAGATACAGTGAATCCAAGGAGAAATCCAGCAATACATTGATCCGGATGATCGCCCATGAAAGGTCTAGTTACAAGGGGACCTATAAAGAAAGTAAGAATACTATAAAATACCATAATACCAATCATTGTCGGATTAGAAAGATGAACCATTTTATAATATATAAAACTATTTTAAATTAGTGAAAAAAAGGGGTTTTTATTCAGTATAAAAATCTTTAAATAAATCGTCAACTGTATTTAATTCTTTTATTTTTTTGCCATTCGCATCTTTACAATCATTTACATGTATTAATTTATTTTTATGAAAAACATTTCCAGTCGTGTAAACGGGTTTTACATTAAACATTCGTTTGAAAAAAGTAATCACGTCTACTATATGGGCTTGCCCGGCATATACGATTGAATATCTTGGAGTTACATAATTATTATTACCTTTTATAGGACATCCCTTAGGTGTTTTCTTATCGCGATCAAAATTCATAAACATTCTACAAATCATGTAAAAATCTGTAAATACGAGAGTAAAATCATCATCTATTAAACTACTATAAGAGTTTACATAAGTATCAACTAAATCTTTAGGGAATTTCACTGATTTTATACATTTGTTATATTCTTTACGAATTAGTTTTCTTCTTTTATTTAATAGTGATTTTCCTGAAATTAATTTTGTAAAACTTTCGTTTGATCGCGTATTAAATACTTCATCAAAATATTTATCTATTTTTTTTACTTTCGCACTTGATAATCTTTCTGTAAAACCTAAGAGATAGAATATAATATCTTTTCTCGAAAATTTAGCAAGTATCTTATTATATTCATATGGATATTTCATAAATAATTCATCATATGGATTAGCTTTCCAGAATGGACCCTCTTGAGTACTAAATCTTAAATCCCAATTTTGATATCTTAGATTATTATATTTACATGTTCCTGGATAGAAACTGTGTTTAGGACAGTTTCCAAATTCTAATCTAATCGCATCTAATGGCGAACCATATCTCTGTAACGCTTTACCCTGGGCTTTATCTACATCATGAAAAATAGGATTTTCTGAAAATAAATCAATACAATGAGGAGATTTTCTCACTATTTTCTTTATTAAAGTTGATACTTCTATGATATCTGGATTTTTTCTATAAAAATATTGTGTATGTTCATCACCAAATAATACAAAATGTCTTAAAACTCCACCGATTTCAAATTTGTAGTAATGTAGTGAAACAGGTCCACCTATCTTATTTGTAATACTACTAATTAATATTTTTTTACCTGATGGACCATCTTTTTTAACACATCTTCTAGTAGCATTATTGTAAATATAACCAGGCTTACATTTGTAATTAAATTCTATTACTTTATCTTCTGGTAATTTACGATTCAGTATACATCGGTTTGTTTTAGGATTTAATATTTTATTAGGTGGACATATCTTCTTTTTCTCATTTTTCTTCCTATCAATTATACATCTGTTGGTTTTTTTATTCAGTGTTTTTCCTTTAGGACACTTCTTTCTTGTATTTTTACGAGTATTTTTGCGATTAATTATACAACGATTTGTTTTAGGATTTAGTATCTTTCCTTTTGGACATGTTTTTTTATCCTTTACTTTAGGAGTAACTTTTATAGATTTCCGCTTACATCTCTTTTGATTTTTATTATCACTAACTTCGCATTTATCAGATACATCTGTATTAGAAAAAACTTGTTTACATCTTCCTTTATCGCTTAATCCACAAAGCATATATATATATATATATTATTTCATTCATAAAAATCTTTGAATAGATCATCCATATTTTTAATATATAATTGTTTATTATCATGAGTTTTAATTTGATTTAAGTGGATTTTTTTATTACGATGGAGACCCGATTTATATACTGATTTTGCTTGAAACATAAGTTCAAAAAATGAAATTAAATGTAATATATGCTGATTCCCTGCATAAACTATAATATATTGAGGTGTTTTGTATTTTTTGATAGGACATCCTTTTCCAGCTCTATCTTTTTTCGTATCAAAATTCATAAACATTCTACATAACATATAGAAATCTGTGAATACTAACGTATAATCTATATCTTTCATGGATTTATAGGAAGAAATAAATAAATCTAAGAAATTTTTAGGAAATTTAACTGATTCCATACATTTTTTATATTCTTTTTGTATTAATATCTGTCTTTTTTGTAAAAGATCTTTTGTAGAAATTTCATCAGCAAATTTACTATCATAATTCTTCTCAAAATCTATTTCTTCATCAAAAAATGTATCTAATTCTTTTTTCTTTTCTGTTGTGAATCCTAATATATATCTTATAATTTCTTCAGTATTAAATTTCTTATTTATTTCATTAAATACCCATGGAAGCTCTAAAATATCATCATAAGGATTCGTTTTCCACTCTTGAATTGTTTCAACTTCAGATGCCTTCATCCGTAAGTCCCAATTATGATATCTTAAATTATTATAATTACACTTAGCACCAGGTAAATGATGTAAGGGACATTGTCCAAATTCACTCCTAATAGCTTCCAATGGGCTACTGTATCGTTGAATTGCTTTACCCGCTGCTTTTAAATCTTCATGATATGGTGCATTTTCAGAAAATAAATCAATACAATATGGAGATTTTCTTATTATTTTTTTTAAAAGGGTTGTTATTTCAATAGTATCGGGAGACTGGTGATGTCTATATTTGGTGTGTATATCACCCAGTAATAATATTTTTCTTTCAACTTCACCAAATTGGAATTTATAATAAGAAATAGTTACGGGCCCCCCTATAATTTTGGTTTGATTTGATATCATTATCTTTTTACCGGTTTGTGAATTTCTTTTTACACATCTCTTTGTTTTCGAATTATAAACTTTACCCGGTGGACATCTATAGTTTACTTCTTTATATTCGTTTTTTGATTCTTTTATTTCATTTCCTTTATCTATTAAAGGCTTAGGTTTCTTAGGTTTAGGCTTATCTGATTTAGGTTTTCCTCTCATAGTTTTCCTAATGCACTTTTTTTTATCACGACTTAATTTACATTTTGATGATTTATGTTTTTTTGATACTTTAATACATCTATCCTTTTCACTTAACCCGCAAAACATATATATATATATTACTTTATTAATTTTTGTAAATTCATGTGTTGGTATCTCACAAGTGTATCTATGTCTTCTAAAGCAGATGTATCTCTCCAAGGTATCTTATTACCTTTTTCATTAATGACTGGTCTCGGTTCATCATATCTACCGAATTTTAAATGGTCATCTTCGGATATTTGCTTCGCATGTTTCTTACAGTAATCTCCTTCTTGAATTTTACTTGGACACCGAATATCTGAGTATCGGGGACCCATGCATCTCGCACAGCATTGATTTTCAAAATGTTCTTTGTCACTCGGCTTACTTATTTCAAATGGATATTTATGAATTTTATCTTTAATCATATTGAGTAGTAATTCTTCAGATACATCTTGGCCAGTTTCACCATGACTAATTTCATCTTTTAACTCGGAAAATAATTCAATTTCTAATTTGTGATTTAATAAGGATATTATATCCATTTTATTAATCAAAAGGTATAAAAAAATCAAATTTCTTTTCTTTGTATTCTAATATAACTCTTTCAATGATACAATTTATCGATTCATTCACAATTTGATTTATTACCAAATCATTAATATGATATTTTATAGAACTATTAATTTTATCATATGTTTCTTCCGGAATATAGATTTCGCTATATTCATGAGAAATAATTTCTTTTAATTTATCGCGAAAAGATATTTTCGTATTCATATTATTTATGTTCTTTTCATCTGCTAGTAAACTTGGATTCGCCAAAATTCTTAAATTGTCCATTAAATTACGTGATTAAATTATATGAATAACTGTATTATAATTATTTTTATTTATATACTTAATATTTAAATGTAAACCTTCGCCATCATTTTTAATCTTGTCATTTATATAGTAATTCTTAGAGAAATATAAATAATCACCTTCATCATCCTTATTTATAAATCCATTGTATTCTTCTAAAGAAGATACGAGCATATCATTCAGTTTTACAATATCTTTATTTTTACTTTTCTCTATATAAAATTTATAATGATCATTCATGTCTATTAATTTCCCAATACAGTGAAAAGGTATCCCTTTGATGGGAAATGTTTCATCATAATACAATTTATATGAAGAATAACTATCTTTTACAACAACATTGTTAAGATTCAATACTTTTAAAACTAGGTGACTCATTATAAACTACTTAAATTAAAATAAAATAACATAAACCAATAGAATGAAAGATAATTTACCAGATATAGTAAATAAAGATATATTTAATACTACATGTCCTAATATTATCTTTTATGGTCATCAAATAAAATTAAATGATTATCTAATACAAGTCTTCGGAGAAACAAAACCCATTACTAAAGAAAAAATAATCTATCAGAATAATCATGTCTGCAAAATATTTGATATAGATACTGTTAAAGCAAAGAATATTGATGATTTCTCTAATCTATTATTTGAAATTATTCGTTCAGAAAATTATTATAGCAAATTCGGTCAACACATTGTAATCTTTAATAATTACAATCATATTTCACAAGGTATACAGAATAAACTAAGAGTAATTATAGAAAAATATAGAAAAACTACACAGTTTATAATGATTAGTGAAAAGATAAATACAATTATAAATCCTATAAAAAGTCGATGCTTGTGTATTAGAATTCCAAACATGTCAATGAAAGAAAAGAGAGATTTATCTAGAACTTATCTTAAAGATAAATCATATGAAGAAAGGATACCCATTTACGATTGTATATATTCATTAAATGACAAAGATGATATCATAAAATATTCTGAATATAATGAACATATTGAATCTCATGAAGATATATATCTTAAAATATATCAAAAGTTAGATGATTGGTTAGATGAATGGATAAATAATGATAATATAATTTTATCTGAAATTAAAGAATATTCATATCATATTTTAAAATATTCTCTAGCTGATATTCATTCTCGGTTATATGGATATTTTCTAAAAGATCCAAAATATACAGCAAAACAAAAATATAAGATAACAAAGTGTATAGCTAAATGTGAATATGAATTTAGTAAATCATATAGATCACTGGTTCATATAGAATCAATGTTTATTGAATTAATTCACTTGCTAGCTTGTTAGTTTGATTTAAATCTGAAGTCTCTTCTACTTTAATATAATTCATTAACAATAGTTTAATATCTTACCACCAACTTCCATCGCCGGCGCAAATCCTATATATTGTAATTTGTTTTTGTCGCTATTGTAATCAACAACATGTGGGAATTCTTCTACAGCATCCCAAACAGATAAAGACGGAACACCTAAACAATAAGCATCTTTAGCACTATCAGAGAAATATAAATGTCTAGCATGCCCTGTACTTTTCACTCCAATCTTATAATCAAATGGTGTATCGTTAGTTTGGACTACCCACTCGGCTGCGCGCACCACTCCCCTAACGAAGCCCCAGGATGGTATATGAAACAATCCTATGGTACGAACATTATATGGAGATGAATTTAGTTTTTTTAGTGTATTTAATTTATCTTGGTCTGTAACCTCTACAGGGTCCCCGAATCCTTCAGAGGTTCTAGTGCCGTATCCTTCATCCTCAACTAACATGGTATACACATACCATTTTTTGTCATCATTATACTTATATTTTATTCCCCCGATATCACCGGCAATTTCTAAATCTAAATTACCTATATATAAATTTTCGTGTGCACCTGTATCTAAACATGGTTCCTCCCCCGACGCAAACTCACAATCACCGCATTCTTCTGTATGTGATCCGGGAAGACAGTGCAACCACTCGTCATTTTTTATTATGGTTTTACATTTATCTGGGCATTTCGCTGTGGAGATAGGGCAAGTACCACACCGATAACCTTCAACATTAGTGTATCTACATTCACTTATGATAAAATGAAGTACAAATAAAGCGCAAGCAAAAAGAAAAACAAATTCAATACTTATATCCATATATATATATATATAAAAAATTTAAAATTAAATCATTTAAATACTATGATCTTCTTTTATTCGGCGAGCTGCTAGCAAAACGGCGCGTTTGATTCTTTGTAACCTAAATATTGTATATAGGCCGGCCAGGACGAGTCCGAAGGGTTGCCGGGTTGGCCAATCTTCACACTATGTGGGAAGTCTCCCTTGACGCCCCCATCCGTTGTCACAGATAAACAATAAGCATCACCTGTCCTATCAGAGAAATAAAAATGTTTACCTTTATCGTTGTTCAAAGTTTTCACTCCAACTTTCCACGAATTACGCGAATCCCTTGTAATTTTTATGTTCTGAATATAATATGGATCCCCTTTTAGTTTATTTAGTAAGTCCAATTTGTTTTGATCAGTAACAATGTTATTTGTCTCTTTATATTTCCGTTCCCCGAAAATGGGGAGCTTGCTGACTTGTACCTTCGTGTACTCTACCCATTTGCCGCGGGCATCCGGTGCATACATATATGCTTTCGCTACGCGCGATCCGTTTCGCGGCGCATTAACCCATAAATCTAATATACCTATATCTAAATTGATTTCCGAACCTGTATCAAGACATACTGGTTTCCCTCCCGCATAATTAGCATCTTTACACGTGCATTCATATTTAGCGCCGGTGCCCATATCCCACACGCCACATTTATCCGTGGATGTGGCGGGGCATTCAGGTGGGCATTTCGCTGTGGACCAGGGGCATGAACCG